CGCCAGTGATTAGGCCAATGTTGAAATACTCTATGACCTGACCTGATTTCGTCGTGACGCCCTCGGTGAACCACTGGTCAATCATATCGCTAGTGACCGCGTTCGTCTGCCAGTCGAGCCAGCCGAGCAATGGCGTCTTGGAGTTCAGTGACAACGGCATAATATTCCAGCCCCGATCATGCGCCTCAAGCGCAGCCGTGTACTCCCGTCCTTTCCATTCGTCTAAGTCGTGCTTACTCAGTTTCGTACCCTGCATTTTGTTCTTCCTCGAAATAACTGTTGATGTTGAGATTTGGATTTTTCTCTAGCAATTTAGCTAGAGTGGGGGTGCCGAAATATCCTGTGCGGATTGCGCGATAAGGTGCGGTGCGGGTATTACCCAACACATTCGCAACCTCGCTTACGCCACCGCAATCTTCGACTAACTTTGCGGCATTGAATTTTATCTTCATTGTACTCCTCCTTTATATATACCCACTAGCTGTCTAATTACACAGCGGCAACGCATCTGTCACGTTTGTGACACAAACTTGGTGAACACCTAGTTGTCTATATTGGTGATGGGGGGTATGGATAAGGTGTTAAATCAAAACGTAAACTCAAAAGGAGACATCGAATGTCTGACTGGGACACCACGCCCGTACCAATTAACAACTCATCGCCCGCGCTAATCGCAGCAGTGGATGAGTATCAGCGAGTGACTGAAACTTTAGAGAGCCTGAAAGAAACGCACGAAGGCTTGCTTGAAACCATCGCCGCAGAGTTTCCCATCATGTCTGGTGAGCAAGCAATCGACGTTGCTGGCATGACCGTAACATGCACGCGACTAGAGCGTTGGACATGGGATAACGATCTCCTCGAAGACTTGTTTATGTCTCAGGATGATCTGCCCGATCATATAAAGAAGCGGCTCACAGTGAATAAAAAGTTGTTCACATTCCTAGACGACGAACAGAAAAAGGCTCTGATGCCAGCGTTGACAAGAACGCCGGGACCAGCGCGTGTGAAGGTTATTAAGGTGAGCGCAGATGTTTAAGCCAAAAAATACCATCGACCACAGTACATCTTATTTAAAGACTGTACTCTTCGGAGATGCGGGGTGGGGCAAGACTACGAATATGGCCCACATGCAAAGCCATTACGGCAAAGGCTTCATCATTAGCGGGGAAAGCGGCCTTAGTTCCATTCGCTCCGCTGGCATCGACTACTTGCCGTTCAATAGCTGGGCTGGTCGTACCAATCCAGAAGCAAATGAATATTCATTCGTGGATATTTTCCGCTGGATGAAGACCCCCGACTTTGCGGAGAAGGACTACAAGTGGGTGGGCCTTGACAGCCTCACCGAATTATCCAGCCATTCCATTCGTGCTGCTGAGAAGTCGGTGAAGGAAGAAGCGGATAAGCTCGGCAAAAAAGCCAATGGCTTTGAAGCGTGGGCTATCCACGGTTCGCAGTTAGTCGGGGCGTGCAAGGCCATTAGGGATATGCCAATGCACTTTCTCTGCACGGCGTTAGCCAAGTCGAGCCAAGACGAGAACGGCAACGTCGAGCACTGGCCGATGGTCGATGGCAAGGCAACTATTGAAAAATTGCCTGGAATTTTTGACTGCGTTTTCGCTGGGGTTCGAGCGACCAGTGGCGAGAAAGAAGACCAAAAGGTAGTCCGTTACATCATCACCGACGATGTGCGTGGCTGGAAGGGTAAGGTGCGCGACGAAAAGCGTAGGCTTGCTCCGATAGAGCGCGTGGGTTCAGTCGTCGATTTGTTCAAGCGCATGGAACTTTCCGACGCCGACTTTAAAAAATATGCAAAAACTAAGGAGACATCAGAATGAGCTTTTCGTTTAACGATCTAAATCTTGGAGGCATAGAGCTTTCATCGGCTTCAAATATTTTACAGCCCGGTCGGTACGTCTGTGTCGCCAAGCATGCCAAACTTAAAAACAGTAAGTCGGGCGGCACTATGGTCGAGGTAGAGTTTGAGGACGTAGTCAGTGGGGCCAGTATTCGTGGGTTCATAAACGTGGACGTACCTAAGTCGGACATGGCCACGCGCATTGGTAGAGAGCAACTGAAAGCGTTGCTCACGCATGGCGGTCACAAAGACCCAGACAATGTAGGTAAGTCTGGCATCGCCAGCATAAACGGATTGAAGGTCGGCGTGCTGGTCGTTCAAGAAAGTTATGAAAAGGATGGGCAGTCTCGCACAGGCTCACAGGTAAAAGGTTTCTTTGATCCCAAAGGTTTCCAGACTGAGACATCATCTTCGTCGAAGGCCGCATCTGCACCGCCTATCCCTGATGACGAAATTCCGTTCTGATCTCCCTTGGACGGAACTAACTAGGGGGTGAGAGCCTGTGGGTATGCCCGACGTATATCGCCGCAGCGCCCGAACTTTGGTAGCTCGCCCCCTTTTTTTAAGGAACGACTATGGATATAACCGCGCTAATAACCGAGGCGTATCGCGCCGAGAAGCGCGGCAAGCCGAGGCAGTACATCGGGGCCAGTGGAATAGGCCAGCAGTGTCTGGCGTCAATCGCGTACTCATATCGCGGATACCCTGAGACTGCGCCAGAGCCACAACTCAAGCGCATCTTTCGTGATGGTCACAAGATTGAATACGACGTGGTTAAAGACATGCGTAAAGCTGGCATGCACGTCATGGAGACTGACCCGCTCACTGGACGACAGTGGAGATGGACGGGGTACGGTGGCTTGGTGATGGGCAACGCTGACGGATTGATGGAGATAGACGGCGAAACATTCGGCGTCGAGATCAAGTCCATGAACATGGCCAAGCATCAGGAGTTTGTTAAGAAGGGCGTGAAGGGATCGCACCCTTCTTACTATGACCAGATGCAGTTTATGATGGGGCTGTCTGGCCTCCGTAAATTTGTGCTGATTGCGTACAATAAAAACAATAGTGCCTATCACCATCAGTATATCGACTTCGATGATTTTCGCTGGGCCTACCTGACGACTAAGGTCGAAGATGTACTTACCAACAGGGCCACACGCATAGCAACGGACGAAAGTGACTGGCGCTGCAAGGGTTGCTTCAAGCGAGATGCGTGTTGGAACGGCCTTGTGCCAGACGAGAAGTCGGTCAGAACTTGTGGCAATAGCCACGCTGATCGCATGGGAAATTTACAATGCGAGGTGTGTGATGGCACCACTTGCACCGACTGGAAACTCTATGAGCCGAGGGCGACATGAAATTAAATGCTAAGAAAAAACAGATCGTCGAGTTACGCCACATGGCTGAAAGCATCCAGACGCGGATCACTGACTTAGAGTGGATGATAAATTATGGCAACGACCGCCCGACCGACGAGGATACAGAATTGTCTGATCGTCGGAAGGCGTATGACAAACTGAAATACATTCGACGAGAGATCGCTGACCTTTCAAAAGAAGTGATCGACGATGAAGCCTAGTCTCTTAGCTTTCGTCGGGCCAATCGGCAGCGGCAAGTCGATGTGTGCGGAATACTTATGTAAGAATTACGGTTATACTAACATCAAGTTTGCTGGACCGCTTAAGCGCATGCTCAAAGAGATGGGCTTGACCGACGAACACCTTGAGGGTGCGCTCAAAGAGCAGCCCTGTGATATTTTGGATGGAAGGACGCCGAGATGGGCAATGCAGACATTGGGAACGGAATGGGGTCGAGACTTAATAAGCAAGAACCTATGGGGAACCGTGTGGGAACACGCCGCCAAGCGATTGTTGCCGACGCATCCAGTCGTGACCGACGACTGTCGCTTTCAAAACGAAGCGGAGCGGGTGCGGAGAATGGGCGGGATGATAATCCGTCTGTCCGTGAAGGGCCAACCCTCGACAGGAACAGGCGAAGTCCACAGTAGTGAGGGATTGACGTGCGACGTAGACGTTGAGGTCAACAATACTTTGGACGAGAGACTGTTTAGAACGCTAGACTTTCTTGCGCGTGGTCACATAAAATGATACGGTTTTACAGAGGGTTGGCCAAAGGCGTTGCTGGGTCACAGAATATGTTTTTAATCGCTGATCCTCACGACCTCGCTTGTTAGGTTTCGCACTGCGGCGAGGTCAACCTAACCACAGCCAGACGCCAGCTATCATGCCAGCAACTAGCACTATGAACAACAGAGCCACTGCGCCGATCTCGATATTAGCCTGTATCTCGGCCTTCCTTTTTTTAGCAGCCTCGGTTCTAGCTTTGCGTATCTGGCCTCTCAGTTGAAGTAGCTCTCTCCACGCAAAAATACCTCTGGTCATAATCACATATTTTTTTAATTCTTCTTCCAAGTCTTCGGCTTTTTTCTTAGCCGCAAAAGTTGACAGCGCCTCTTCCTCTACGGACGAGAAAGGATTTTTCTTACCTTTGGTGTGGCCCTGCTTGATATCATCAATCGCACCCCACATTTTTCCTATGTCGCCCATCATGGAATGGGCATCCTTACCTAGCTTAACGCCAGTTTTGATGGCGGCAAATGCCGCCATTGCTGCGGATATAGGTTCCACTTTTTACTTACCCATCATCCAATCTTCCACGTCGAAACACGGGCATGCCTTGTTGGCGTAACTTGAGTGGCCCGATACTTTGGTTATAGTCGGGTACTCAGCCTTCAAGTCTGCGATCAAATCTCGCAACGCTTTGTCCTGTTCTTCGGTGAAGTTTTCCAAGAAGTCGTCGTCAGTCTGACCGCCCCGTCCTCCCAAAAGTGTGATGCCTATGCTCGACTTATTCTTGCCACGGCAATGCGCTCCTGTACGTCGCATAGGTCTGGCCTCGCCCACTTCGCCACTACGACTAAGGGCGAGATGATACCCGCAGTCTGACCAGCCATTGTCCTCGACGTGCCACCTTGTCAATTCTTTGACCGCATCCTTTATAGGACGATCTTCATACCATGATGGTCTGGTCGCGGTGCAATGAATTATAATTTCGTTAATATTTCTCAATGGTTTTTTCCTTGTGTTGGTTATTCCATACCGACGTAAATTCCGCATCGTCAGACTGGTCGTAGCTCACTTCTTGTTACCAAAATATTGAGTGGCACCACGTATTCCAAAGCTCGCTGCGACGACACAACCCCATGTGTATATGAACCAGTCGGGCGCTTCGTCGAGAGCAGCGAAACCATCAAAGACCATGTCCCTCCCAGCCTCACCAGTGAAGCAAATTATTATGGGCAGGCTCATCAAAATTGTTATATATTCGTCTTTCCACGACGACGTTGATCCTTGGGCCATGATCGCTTCCCAGTTCGCTTCGCTCTGACACTGCGACATGAGTATCTGCGACTTGGCCTCGGCTGCTGAGACTTTCATCTTAGTCTCCGCTGCTTTCGTATCGACCTTGGCTTGCAGCCATGTGCCTGCGAGATTGGCGATTGGTCCTATGAGTGAACTAAGTATCATTTTTCATTTCCCACCCATATTGCGAACGCTCCCGTAAGTGCGCCTGTCACGGTCGCAGTTAGCGCGGTGGCCTGTGTAGACACTACGTCTTGCGGTAGCGACATGAACCATTCGACTACGCGAATATACATGATCATCATTACGAACATGCACAGTCGGGGTAGCAACTTGTATTCTAGAATTTTCTCAAAGGCTGTTGTCAATTTTCAAATCCCTCTTTCAGTCCATCCATGATCTCTTTGACTGTGGGTCGGCGCTTGGCGTTGGGGGTGTAACGACACCGAAATGTGCTCGGACATTCCTTGAAGCTAAATGATGGATAGTGATAACCCGTGGTGCCGTTTGGCCCACGGTATATGCAGACCATCTCGCCCTGTATCGTCGTGCGCTTGGCCAACCCACAGGTAGTGTAGGTGGGGTTGGCCAGCCCGACGAATAAGAGCGTGATGAACATCATTTGTCGAACGCTCCTCCGAACTCCACGCCGCCAAACTTACTGTCGCCAAGTTTTCCTTTGGCTGGTCGGCCTGCCTTCTTGGCCTCTCCACCGACTGCATCGACGAAGGTTTCCCTGCCTGTTGGGCCACCAGCGATACGACCCACCACAGGTAATCGTCCGAACATATCGCGCAACGTGTTTCTGATCTTATCGTTTTTATCCTCGTCGTTTATCTTGTTGCTGATCACTTGCCCTGCGCCTGCTGCCGCATTGAACGCTAGTTCTGCGGTGCCTACTTGTGGCCCAAACGCTGCCGACATTGTGCGTACAAAACCATACTTGCCATTGTCGAGTTGTGCGCTTGTGTTGTAGAGCATTTCACCGATTAGGCCCATGCCGCCAACCGCGAGCAGTCCATCCAAGTACCACCCCAGCGCGGCGTCTAGGTCGTCGCCTTCTTTTACGCCAAGTATCTCGGCTATGCCCGCTCTGCTTTCTGTGAGCTTGCGCTTCCTAAACTCCGCTGAACGCTCGTCATCCCCGCCCCGCAAAGACACATAGTCTTTTACGCCAACCGATAGGGAACCAGCCCCGACGCCTGCTGTAAGCATGTAGAACGCGGGTGCGACGTTGCCCAATTTAAACTCATCAACAATGTAGCCCTGTAGCTTCATCATCATTAGTGGGAAAGACTTGAGTTGGAACATCATGCTGCCCCAAGGGGTCTGCGCCCACATCGGCACGTCGTTCGGATTAGGCGTAAAGATCGCTTCGTTGGTAAACCTAAGCATCGCCATTTGAACTTGCATCTCAATGCCCTCGTCCTTGGGGAGCATGTCTATTCTAAAGCTGCCATCCGCTAAGAAGTCGTGAGGGGCGTTGTCTCCCGTCAAGCCATAGCGTTCCAGATACCTAACAGCCGTCGCATACGACTTGCTGCCCCTCTTGCCTTTGCTGGCTAGTCGAACAGCCCGGTCAATCTCGCTCTTGAAGCTCTCGAACCCGACTAAGGACGCGACTTCACGCATGGTGTTTGTCCAAGGCGTAAGCAACGTCGCGTTAAAGAAGGCGTTGGCGAACTTTTGGTTGCCGTCGCCTGCCATCTGAACCATTCGTTCGTGCATAAGATTGTCTATACCTAC